GCAACGCAGCACCAAAAGTTTCGCCACCTTTTCGGTAAGCGCCAACAACGGCGTTCCACATGGCCGGCAACGTGTGGTGCTCAGCCAAAAGTTTCTCGGCTTTCACTGGCCCGAACCCTTTCAGCCCGGGGTAATTGTCACTCGTGTCACCGACCAGGGCCTGGATCATCCAGTTTCTGTTGGCATCACCGACGTCGTTGACCTCCATCTTGTCCATGCGCAGCAACTTGCCCGGGATCGTGCGCATGTCTTTGTCCGCGGTCACCATGATCGGATCCTGATACGACCCATTGGTCATCAGGATCCCCATGACGTCATCGGCCTCCAGGTTCTGATGACACCTGACGTCGTACTGATCCTCGAGCCAAGCCCGCATGTCGCGGAGGCCCAAGGGCTTGCGACGTCCTACCCGGTTGGCCTTGTAGTCGGGTGAAAGCTGGTGCCTGAAGGTTGGGTACGACGACAGACACATGACCACTGACTTGTGGCCAGTCACCTCCTGCCACCTATTTACCTGGCCCGTGATGTAACTCTTGGCATCCGATTGCTCCAGATGCAGGGTGTGGATCCATTCATCCCATCGGATGTCGTACTCACAGGCAGAGCACGCTGCGTACAGCAACCAGTCAGCGTCAATCAGAAGTGTCATGAGTAAGTGATGCGTCGGAAGCCAGCCACGCGGCGGGGGACAGAGAACGAGTTGGTGTCTGGATCCTCGGATGGCATCCATTTGATGGCGCCTGGAGGCAGGTCCGTCTCGCAGGTCCAGAACTTGTGATCACAGGCAAAGCACTTGCGTTGGCGAATCTTGGATTCGCTGGTGTCGTTACGGGCTTGGATGACCTTGCTAAGGCCACGGCGAATGGGTTCACCACAGTTGGGACAAAGCATTTTTTTTGTTTGAGGCTTAGGTTCCGAAGTATTGGGACATGGGCACCACAAGGCGGCCGGTGTCCTGGTCATAGAGCAGCTTGTCGCAAGGACCTGTCGTCCCGGAGAACCGGTTCTTCAGTACCCGCAGCTGCAGTTCATTGCGTTCAGCAGCATCGCCTTGCTGGTTCCGCTCGCACCCGACGACCATGTCCGAGAGCTGAGCTATGGCGTGGCTACCACGGAGGTGGCCAAGGCTGGTCTGTGCTCCCTCCTCGTGGCCGCGGCCTTCCGGTCGCTTGAGGTGGGACACAAGAACCAGGCCGATGCCCGTCTGCTCCACCACCTGGCGAAGCTTGGTGCAGGTCACGTCAATGGCACGACGTTCATCCAGGTCTGTCAGTCCTGAGATGACGATCGTGAGGTGGTCAAGAACCACAACGTCGACGCCCTCTGCATCAGCGAGGTACCTGATCTTGGAGATGAGGTGGTCTGGATCCATCGATCCAAAGTGGTCATAGAGAAAGCACCGACCAGTGCCAAACACACGGTCAAAACCATCTCGGATCTGATGCTCGTCGGCCGCATTGGGGTCCAAGTGGATGGGCTTGTTCAGCTCGATGCCGACGATCCCCTGCATGGTGCGCTTGGTGCTCTCCTCGAGGGCGATGTACCCGACGCGGAGGCCAGCCCGCAGAAAGTGGTGGGCCCACTCCCGGCAAACGCTTGACTTGCCGACACCGGACCCAGCACACAGGGTCACCATCTCGCCACGCCTGAAGCCACGGGTCATGGCATCAAGTTGTGGCCAGGGGTAGGGACAGGCTGACTCAGAGCCAGGCTTGATCAGCTCGTCCCAGAGATCGTTGGCATTGACGATCCCATCGGGCCTGGTTGGCGTTGCCTTCCAGAGCAGTTCACGAAGGATCTCTCCTTCGCCAGCCACCAGCATCTCGTTGGCGTCTTTGCGTGGCAACTGGCACACGGCCACCTTGCCCAAAGGCAAGACAGCCACGCATTCCTCGGCTGCTTTGACGCCCGGCTCATCACTGTCGAAACAGAGCACGATCCGTGCAAACTGGCCGAGCCATGTGGCGTTGGCAGCCAGGTACTTCTTGGCGGACTGGGCCCCGTTAGGGAGCGAGACCACCGGGTACTTGTTGCCTTGGACCTGACTGACCGACATGGCGTCGATCTCCCCCTCTGTCACGGTGACAAAGAGATTGGTCTCCTTGCCAAAGTTCTGGCGCCAGAGGTGCTGACCCCAGAGCTGCAGGCCAGAGGTGTCTCCAAGCCAGCTGAAGCGTTTGTCTGCACCGCGTAGGTGCTGAGCCACCACCTTGCCGGATTGGTTGCGGTACGGCGCCACCTGGACGGGGCGACCGTTGTGTGTCGATGACCCGTAGCCGAACAAGGCACAGGTCTCTTCCGTTATGGCCCGCTTGGGCAACGCCCGGGTCTCAATGAACTCAAGAGTTGGCGTAACTGGTGGCGGCAATGGCTCCATGCGGGGCTCGGCTTTGTCTGTTTTCTTTGGTTGTTCCTGGTACCCGCAGCCGAAACAGGTGGCGTGACCGTCGTCGTAGCGGGCCAGATTGTTTTTTGATTTGCATTCGGGACAAGCCTCATGCTTTAGGAACTTGGATGGCATTGGTCCATGTCGTCGGAATGTTGCCTTCGCACCAGAGGAACCCGTGTCGCTCTGCCCATTGCCAGTACGTGAGGGACCGAGGAGCCCGACTCAACTTGACGTCTGCTTTCATGAAGCAAAGCCTGATGTCCAGGTCTGGATGCTGAGCCTTAACGGCTGCCATCTTGCGCCTGTCATCCGAGTCGAACAGCCCCTTGGTCTCAACGATGACGCCATTCGGCAACACGAAGTCCGGGGTGTAAACCGCGGAGATCGTGTACGGCAAAGGTAAAGACTCGTATCCGAAGGCCAGCCCCCGTTGCTTGAGGCTGGCCGCAACTGATGCTTCGAACTTTGACCGGTACCGACTAGAAGTCAAACCCTTCGTCTGTTGCCGTTCCCGTTGCGTCGAAGGGGACGCTCGCCTGCGCCTCGCTGGTCGCCCAGCCGGCTTCCTCTTGAAATCCGAAGCTGTTGGCTGATCCACCAGATTCCACCAGGTCGATAATTTGCACAGCTTTTAGGCGCAGCGTGATGCCAGCGCCAAGGGCAGGCTGGTAAAAAGGCACGGCTTCAAACGACACGCGGCCAGTGGTGCCGGACCACATGCCACGAAGCGCTTCACGGTCTTTGACCGGTGCACCGCTGGCATCGAAAAGGGCTGGGACTGCAGACCAGGAACGACCGTCACGATCCATGCCTTTGGCTTTCATCTTCACGCTAATGGTGAAGCAAGGTTTGCTGTCGACATCCTCGTACCCAAAGCTGGGGTCAACAGCTTTGAACTTTTGTCCAGGGGCCTGGGCTTTGAGGCTTGCCTTGTGTGACTCGAACAACAGATCCAACTGGTCGGCAAGATCTTTTGCTTCTTCTGCTGGGATCACCGCTGTCACTTTGTAGTGACCCTCTGGCGTGAACTTGGTTTCGGGTTCAATCAGCTTCGGATACTTGAAGGTTGCTTTAGGGGTGGTGAGACGCAGTTTGTCAACGTACTGGAAATTCATGTGACGAAGTAGTCGGCGTTGTTTACGAGGTTTGAATTGAACCCACCGAGGCTTGGCCGCGGCGGGAGTTTGGCCTGTACGTCCGGTGGCAACTGGGCTGTCAGCTCATCAGCGATGGGCGTAAACCAGTCTCTGGAGTACATGCCAGCAAAGGTACTGCGGATGGTGGTCCGAAGTGTGGCCATCTCTGCTGGCGTTGTTGCAAAACAGTCATGGATTCCACCGAGGTTACGGATGCCATTGGCAAACGCCTCGATGGTGACGGCAGCCATGTGGCTGGCATCAAGGGAATGGATCACGTTAGGGCTAAGCCCGTTGCCCATCCGCTTGGCGTTGAGTTGCGTCGGCTGGTGATTAGTCAGCAGATCCATCGGCACTGACGACAGGTGGTACAGGCGAACCCGCACGCCGCTGTAGTCCCAGTACTCCTGGATCACGGGCACACCAGAGGGTGATGTCCAGCGCAGGGCTAGGCCAAGCTTGCCTGCCGCCTTGCCCACCTTGCGAAACCAAGACATTGCTGCCTTGGCTGGTGCAATGAGGGCCGACGTTTCCCGGTACAGGATCGTCGCCATGTAGTGGTGACTGGACATGGCGCCCTTGGTGAAGCACCAACTGTCACGACCGAGCACATCTTGAGCCCGGTCCTGTGCCCAACCGTGGCAAAAGTTGACGACGGCCTGTCTCGTTGCCGAGTAAGGAATGGTCATGACCACAGGCTTGGCTAGCGTACGGTCAGGGGACAGCTGTAACCACCGAGTTGCGTGCTCGGATCCAGCTGCTGCATCGGCCCGCACCTGGGCCAGCACTCGTTCAAGCACCACGGAATAGATGTCCCTAGGCGCCTCGCTTGGGGTCAAGTTCACGAGGGCCGCCATCTCCTCGGACCTGAGCAGCGCCGAGTAATGCTGGATCCCGGAGCACGTGCAATCCAGGACGACAGGGTGATGGCACACCCAGCCAAAGCCGTGCTCGATGAACTGTTGGTACGCCCGGCAGAACGCAAGGAATTGCCAAGGGTCTTTGGCCCCAGCCCAGAACTCCTGGTTGCACCAGGGCTCCCGGCCAGTGGCCTCGATCTCCGGTTGGTGCTCATGCACCCACGCAATCCGGTCAGTCCACGTCAGCTTGTTGTGCCCATACGTGTTGGCCCCATGGATGCGCAGCCAGTCAGCGTCAGCCTCAGAGTTGATCGGTGTGCCGCTGGCAAATTGCAGCAACGACCGACCGACGTCGTTGGCCTGAGGATTCAGGAATGGTGGTCGGTAGTAATACCTACCCCTGAAGTCACACTGCACTGGGAAGTACAGCACTGGTTCATTGACGAGACGACGTGCCACCCACAGCTGCTTGGCCGTAGCAAAACGCTTGGCTGAATCACGGTCGTTGCGGTCGTGCAACCGCTTGGCTGTGATCCTCCACGCTGTGACGTCGTCGTGGTCGTCAGGCAGGTGCTTGGGGTACGGCGGGATCTCATGCCCACCACGTGGCAACAGGCCACCAATGGACAAGCTTTTGTCCCAGGCGTGGTTGACCTGGTCCAGCATCCAGCCATTGATGCGCCAACCGACGCCTTGCTGGTGGTTGGCGGCCACCAGGTATGCGTCGAACCCAGAACACTTGGCTGCAATGGGTTCGTTGTTGTCCTTGAACAACGTGTTGCCGGGCAACCCCTCAGTCCAGTACCCGCCCGTGAGTGGGTCAACCCATTCCCGGGGTGGGATGACTGTTGGCAAAGCAAAGGGACACAGCAATCGCTGTTGCTCCTCTGCCTGGCGGACCCAGTCCAGTGCTGCTTGGGTCGCACGCACACGCTTGACCGTGCGCATCGCACTGCGCTCTTGATAAATCTCAATCAATCCGGTGTGCTGCTCGACCAGGTGGACGAGGAACACGCCGACGCTGAGCTTTTCTTGCGGGGTCCAGATCTCCGTGTTGCGCATGCGCATGGCATCGGCACGCTTCAACCTGAACCGACGACGCACCCGTTGGTGTGCCTTCAGCTCGTAGTCAGAGGCACGGGCCAGCATGGTCTCAAGCCAGAGCCGTTCGGCCAGGGCATAGGCCAAGGCCTGGAACTTGGGGGACTGGGTCAACTGGTCAATCACCACACGCATGGCAACAGCTGCCACCTTGTGCGGCGCTAGCTGCAGCAATGGGCCCATGTGGGCGTAGCCACGACCAGCCCGCCCATCACGCATCGCATGCCGGTGCTTCCTCAGATCACTGATGATCCGGTCCACACCCATGGCAGCAAGCACGTCGCCATGGGTGGAGAGGGATTCCATGCCCCGCTCACGGCGCTTGTTCATCCGGGATCCGAATGCGTCGGCACCGATCTGCAACATCTCCCGCTCAAGAGCGAGCTGTTGCTCAAGGCTTGCCACGTCTCCAACCACCCACGAATCCCATCTTCATGAGAGCTGTTGATTCCGGACCAAAGCAATCATCCGGGTATTGTTTCAACCAAGCCTTAAACGCTAGGTTCGTAGCTTCTTCCGACTCGATCGCAATGTTCAAGTCGTCGGGTGCGTAAGTCCAGTGCGACGTGTGCTCCATGTGTGGCATGTGGTACCACCCCATGTACCACCCAAATCCCTTGGCGTACCAAAGGACGTTGCCCTTGTTATTCGCCTGGTCTTTGGTCGGTGCGTACTCCATTGGGAACACGTTTTCTGGCAGGTTGTTTGACATGATCTTTGGTGATGACTGTAATTTTGGTAGAGGTTGGATAACGATTAGCCGCAAACTTTGCGACCTCTTCTCGTGACGTGGCACGCAGCCACTCACGCATGGGCTTCATGCCGCTGTACTCCACAAGTATTTCGTACAGCGTGGCTTTAGGGTCGGAAGTTCTACTGATCCCTTCCCCTATGTTTGCGCCATGTTCTTCACGCCACAGCAGGAGGTAGTTCTCTACCGCTGCGGTGCTGCCCCATCCGCTCATGCGTCGGCCTCCGCCCGTAGGCGTTGAGCAATCTCGACCACTGCCAAGTGGCAGATCTTGCGCTCGGAATACGGAGGCGCCCATGTCTCCACCTCGTTGGCCACCAGGCGCAGCACTTCCCGCATGCGGTCAGGGCTGGTGATGGTCATCGAGTTGTTGGTCAGGCACCAGAACGCATCGAGCATCCGGAGCGACATGGTCTCCATCGAGTCGATGATGACAGGGGCCTGGTCGTTGGTGGGTTCAGCCATTGGTGGCCTCCAACCTGTTGGCCACCAGTTGTGCGTAGCCAGCGATGTCACGCCAGTGGTCAGGCTCAGCTGGGTTCCCGGCAATGATGCGCCCGATCTTGTG